ACAATGTGTCATTAAGCGATTCTACACCTTATATGGAACTACCTGATACTAGTACTAGAATCTTTCATGGTGTAGTAACATTTAATTTGTACACAATGTTATTAGATCCAAATTATTACACAAAAACGGTTCTAGATATTAATCTAGAGCAAAAACTTGTAGATAATTAGTTCAATACTCAAAAAGTATTGAATTCTAAAATTAAATGAAAACGGAGATATTCACAATGTCAGACAAGATTGTAGTTAACTACAAATATAAACTCAAACCAAATAAACATCAACGATCTGTACTGTGGAATATACTTCAAAATTGTCGACATCAGTACAATGAAGGACTTGAACTTTGGTCTGAATGTTGGGAATGTTGTCGCGTTGGATTAAATTATTTCTTGCTTAACGATTATTTTAAAGATAAGTATACAAATGTTTACTCTCAAGTCAAACAAAATGTTAACAAGCGCCTCGAGACAGCGTTCAAAAACTTCTTTGCTAAACATTCTAGATGCCCGAAGTATAAGTCAGCAAGACAATATCGATCATTCACTTATCCTCAGAAAGGTTTTCAACTTGATAAAAATTTTAAATACGTTAAATTGTCTGGTATTGGTAAAGTAAGAATTGTATACTCTCAGCCGATCGTTGGTAAGATAAAAACCTGTACCATTAAGCTTTCAAAGACGAACGAGTGGTACGCGTGTTTTGCAATCGAAGTCACACCTGAGAATTTCTTTGAGATCCCAAAATACCCGAACAACAATGTCGTTGGGTTGGACATCGGTCTTAAAACGTTTGCTACGTTATCTGATGGTACCCAAGTCGAGAACCCGAAGTATCTACTCAAGTCAGAAAAAAAGCTTAAGCGAGCGCAACGGAGGTTGTCTCGTAAGAAGAAGGGTTCTAGTAATCGACGTAAACAATGTGTTAAAATAGCTAAGTTACATGAGCACATTGCTAATCAACGAAGAGATTTTTGTTTTAAGACTGCGCATCAGTTAGTTAATAACTATAATATCATAGTAATTGAAGATTTATCGCCAAAGTTTATGATCAAGAACCGTTGGTTGGCTAAAAGTGCATCAGATGTGTCGATCAGTCAGTTCTTTAACATATTAAAATACGAAGCCTTCAAGCACAATACTTTGGTTGTTGCGGTTGACCCAAAGAACACGAGTCAACTCTGCAGCAACTGTAAACAAATTGTCCCAAAAGAGTTGTCAGAGAGAATTCATCGGTGCCCCTATTGTGGGTTAACCTGCGATAGAGATGTCAACGCAGCTGTTAATATCGTTGACCGGGTACCCGTTGAATTTAAACTGACGCACACTCTTTTGAGAAACGGTACCGCAGGGACTGCGGGAACCTATACGCCTGTGGAGACTGGTGCCTCTGGTTCGGAGACGGGTGTCTCTGAGTTAAGCTCAGTTGTTGAAGCAGGAAGACTACGATTCGAATGTAGTTAGTCCAACTCAAATCAAAAAATCATTAAAAAACAAATTTAATCGTAGTTAGTCCAAACAAAAGCATTTAAAGTGAGAATTTAAAAGAGGGGTGTTATAATACATGCCAATTCATGCAAGTCCTGGTGTATACTTTGAAACTATAGATTTTTCTCTATATGCTCCAAAATTATCACAATCAATATTAGCATTAGTAGGAAAAACAAGAAAAGGTCCTACTGAACCAACCTTTGTGTCTTCAGTGCGTCAATTTGTTGATCTTTTTGGTGCTCCAAGAGTTGGAGAATATAGTAGCCTAGCCGCAGTTAGCTTTCTAGAATTTGGTAATGCTTTATGGTTTTCCAGAATTTTAGGATCAGGCGCTAAAAAAGCTTCGGTGGATATTCCAACAGCTATGGTAATTAAAGATGAGTTAGTAACTACAGCGGCTAATGATAATAGCTATATATTTGAAATTGAACTTGAACATTCACCAGTACCTGGAACTTTAGAACTAAAATTAGTTGATCCAAATAATCCATCTAATTATAGTATAATTAATGATGATGGAAATGGTTCTTTTCCTTTAACATTAAATCCAAATATTTCTCAATATTCCAACTTTATAGATTATGATACTGGAGAATATAGATTTACTTTGACATCAGAACCAGTTTCTGGTTCTGAGATTTCGATTAAGTATAATACAGTTACTAGAAGTGTAGTGGCTGAAGAAACGTTAATAGTAGAAACGGTTGATGAATCAACTGCAACATATAGTGGTATGCTATCGCATTCTAATTTAGTTGATATAGATGTCTTTAAATTAGAAATTCGTTCTACAGCTACAAATGATACGTACACTTTTACTGTTGATAGTGAACTTACTGATGGTGTATATCGATTAATTGGAGTTAATTCAATGGAAGCTAGTATAGGAAATGGGAGTATTAATACTATAAATGGAGCATGGAATGTTGTATTTTCTGGTGTTAATGTTGCTAGTGGAGATGTGTTTAAAGCTTCATATAAATATAATACTTTTAAAATCAAAACTTTAGGTAAAGTTGGTGATATATCACCAGAAGGGTATGTTTATAATAAAGCATTTATTGGTTCATTAAATAGTGTTGTTTATCCTGGAACTGTAACAATATTAGTTAATGGAGAAGAAAAAGCTTCTGATAATGGAGAAGGAAGATTTATTGGTAATGTTGTAACTGCAGAAAATAAAATAGATTATGCTAATAAAAAAATAGATATAGCTTTATCTTATCCATTAAAAGCAGGTTATCAAATATTTGCAAATTATTCAGCTAAATATTTAGATATTATTGAAGTTGTTAGTGAGGAAAAAACTACGGATAGTATTTCTGGCGTATTATCAAAATCTCCAATAATTAAAGAAAGTGTGCGCGTAAAGATAGGTAATATTTTAGTATTAGTGGATGATGGTAATGGTAACTTAATTAAAGATGATAGTTCAGTGAGTGGTTCGGGAAATGGTACTATTAATTATGACACTGGAGAATTTTCAATTAATTATATGGCTAATTTAAATACTGGTGATATAATTACTATCGATTTTCTTTCTAAAATGGGATCTGTAACTGCTTTATATGAAGGTGAATATTATAATGGTATGAAAGTTAGATTTACTAGAGACAATTTTGGGAATTATGGCTTAGAAGTATGGGCACCTGAATTAAATATTACTCAGTTACCTTCAGAACGTTTTAAAAATATTAATTTTGACGATCCTTCTGATCGTAATTTTATTACTAATTCTGTTATTTCTAATTATATTAATATAATATTAGAAAATGAAGAAGCTGGGCATATTCCTATATTAAATACTGTGTTACAATTAACCGATGGATTTGATGATTTTGAAAATATTTCTGAATATTCAGCAATTAATGCTCTTTCTAAGTTTGCTAATACCGAACAATATGATATCAATTTAATAGCATGTCCCGATTTTCCTGGTAATAAAACAGTTATTAATAAATTGATACAGCTTTGTGAAGTTGAAAGAGGAGATTGTTTTGCTATTGTTGATCCTCCTAGAAATTTAACTGTTCAAGATGTTGTCAATTGGCATAATGGGGCAGGAAGATGGCTAAATGAAAATGCTTTAAATTCTAGTTTTGCAGCATTATATTATCCATGGATTCAAATTTCTGATGAATTCTCAGAATCATTACAGTGGGTACCACCTAGTGTAAGAATAGTTAGTGTTTTTGCATATAATGATAGAGTAGCTGAAGTGTGGAATGCTCCAGCTGGTTTAAACAGGGGTAGATTATTTAAAGTACAAAAAACTGAACGACAGCTAAATGTTTCCGATAGAGATTTACTATATGCTACTGGAACAAATGCTGTTAACCCAATCTGTGACTTTGTTGGAGATGGAATTGTAGTATATGGTCAAAAAACTTTACAGCGTAAACCATCTGCTCTTGATCGAGTTAATGTAATGAGATTACTCATATATGTTACTAAGATTTTAGCTACAGCTACTAAATATCTACTGTTCGAACCAAACGACAGGCTTACTTGGA